GTTGGATTTCAACCTGATTGGACTTGGATAAAAGTTAGAAGTGAAGCAAATAATCATGAACTTTATGATGCTGTTAGAGGAGTTACAAAAAGAATTTATTCTGACCTAACTAATGCAGAAGATACAAATACTGCTGGTTTAACAGCTTTCGGCACAGATGGATTTACAGTAAATACAGGTGGAGCAGTTAATGGAAGTTCAAAAACTTATGTAGCTTGGAACTGGAAAGCTAATGGTCAAGGTTCATCAAATACAGACGGAACAATAAACACAACATACACATCTGTTAATACAACATCAGGTTTTTCTATATCTCAATATACAGGTACAGGTTCAAATGCCACAATAGGTCATGGATTAGGAGCTGCTCCTGAGCTTGTTATAATTAAAAAAACTAATACTACTTCTGATTGGGTTATAGGACAAAATGGTTTAGGTGGTTGGAATTATGTTTTAAATTTTACTACTTCTGGCAGAGCTAACCAAGCTAATCAATTTCAAAGTACAGCACCAAGTTCAAGTTTAATTACTTTAGGTACAGAAAGTCAAGTTAATGGAAGTGGAGCTACATTTATTTGTTATGCGTTTGCTCCTAAAACTGGGTTTTCAAAATTCGGTAGTTATAGTGGTAACGGAAATGGAAATGGCGCATTTATCTATACAGGATTTAAACCTAAATTTTTAATAATAAAAAATTATAGTGGAAATGGTGATAACTGGATTATGCTTACTAATGAATTAAGTTCAACAGGTTCTAATGTTGTAAATAATTATTTAAAACCTGATGAAAATGCGGCAGAAACAACAGCAAGCTCAAATTATCCTGTAGATTTTTTCAGCACTGGATTTAAACTCAGAGGGACTGATTCAGGATATAATAATGGTAGTTCAAGTTATATCTACATGGCATTTGCAGAGGCACCATTAGTAACATCAGGTAATATACCAGCAACA